CGCTATGCTACCTAGTGTACCGCCAACGCTGCTTTCATCTGGAGTAAAGTCATATCCATATTCTTCTAAGAGAAGACGTTCCTTTGCCCTGTACAGCATCTCCCGTCTTTCGGCAGGAGTAGCCTTATCAAAACCTTCGCCGTAGTTTTCATTGACATCTCCATCCAACCAGAAATCATAGCCAGTTGCTATAGTAGCTGCGTCCAAAGCATAGCCCATCAGACCATCACTTTTATCATAATGATATTTGAACTGCTCCCATGTAGAGCCGGACCTGTCCTTTACAATTCCCTTGTCTTCAGTGTACCTATCTCCCGGCTCAACGCCCTCCTCTTGCATCCAAGGATTTGCAGCGATATCCTCAGCAGTCAGGGACAAGCCTACTGGAGAAGGCTCCTGATCCTCAGAAAACTTTCGGATAAGATTTCCTTCTTCGTCTATCTCATCTCCCGGTTGAACACGATACTCCTGATACTGAGTAGTGTTTCTTATGTCTTCTAAGGTTATTACATAATTAGCCATATTTGATTACCTTGATGGTGGTTTTGGCATTGGGCTGTTTATCCCACCCGTAGAAGTTCTAAAGGAACCTTGAGGCGTAGGGGACGGTCGAGACGCCCCAATAGTAGGCGGTTTTTTAAAAGTTCTTCCCCCGCCTGTTTTTGCAGCGGGAGCCTGAGAAGACCCAAGAACTATCTTAAGAAGTTCTAGTGTTGATTTACTTTTGTAAGCTTTTTGAGTTCTGAGTTTTGCCATTGCTTCGACAACAGCTCGAATGTTTTCTTCATTAGGTTTCCCAAATGTTGACCCAGCGTTGTCTTTAAATCTTGAATCAAATGCCTTTGTAATATCTGGGTTATCTGTTATGTATTTTTTCACGGCTTTTTTTTCGGATTCACGAAGCTCACTGTACTTGTCCCCACCTGTACCCATCAGTTCAATCTGCTTTTCTAACTTTTTATTCTGCAGCTCTAACTGTTTTTTTCTAAGAGGCCTCGTTTCTGCTTCAGCTTCAGCTTTCTTTCGTTCCAGTTCGGCTTTTGCAGCAGCCCTTGCATCTGCTTTCTCACGAAGATCAAGTCCTTTTTCAGCCCTCTCTTCACCCGCATCGGCCCTTCTCATGGTTCCCATAGATGCTGCTTGCTGAAGAAACTCTTTAGCTTCATTCATATACCCACGTTTAACAAGCTCTGTAAATCCTAACTTTGCTTCTTCTTCTGTGATATTACCGTCAGCAGCAAAACCACTAAGAAGCTGCATCATTTCATCACGGTCTTTATCAAGCTTAACCGCAGCAGCCATGCGAGGATCAAGACGCCTACCTTCTCCGGTCAACAGGCCGCCTATGCCACCAGCTATGTCTCCAACGCTCTCACGCATACCCTGAGTAGCTCTGGCAGCAGCGGCAACCAGAGGGTCCATACCAGCACCTGCTTGCTGAATACGATCCTGACGTTCTTTCTGAAGCAACAACTGTGTCATCCGTGCGTTGTTGCCACTGCCTGAAAACAAACCATTAGCCATTTGCGTTTTCCTTTTTATTAACTTTAATTAAATCTACAGATTAAAAGGGATCGCCGTAATCACCGTAATCACCCGCGTAGTCACCCCAGTCGCCTTCATCTTCGTCGCCAGAGTTATAGCCGCCAACCTCGCCCGAATAGTCGATTCCGCCGGGGGCTTCGTTCGCGCCTATGCCGTCCGTTAAATCGGCTACTGCGGCATCCCCCCCTGCCGTTCCTGGCGCATAGTCAATGGCTAATCCAACAGCATTGTTGAGAGCGCTACGGGCTGCCGCCCGCGCAGGACCGGCTACACCCGGATCGGTGTAATCCATCGCGCCCGCGTAACCACCGCGACCTCCTCGGCCATAACCCCCAATGCCCTCTGAGTAAGCAAACCCGAGAGATTCGGCAATCGTATCAAACGTGCTGCGGTTTTGAGCCACATTTGCGAGTTCTTGGTTGAAAGCTTGGGCGTTATATGCGTTCAAATTATTGATTGCGGTAATTGCAAAGCCGAAGGGAGAGGGCGCGATGTTGGATATCGCACTTAAAACGTCTGAGCGTCCCGGATTGAGGCTAGAAAACGCGCTGTTTGCGCTGAACTCATTAGCCAAAGCCAGTTCAGCCTCAATTTCCTCCATTGTCGGCGCGTTCGTGTCGAATTTTTGTCGCCTTGAACTAGAATAAGATATAGGATTTTGGGAAGCCTGTTCAGAATACGTAAGAACAGGTCTACTTTCAAAAAACTTGTTAGCTGCTGATCCAAACAACCCTGAGTCTCTATTGCTGTAGTAATTTGAAAGCCATAAGGGAAGCTGATAAGATTCTGAAGGAGCTTCGGTATAAGGATACTGATACATAAAAAAACCTTTTTAGTCTTTTTTCGGAGGCTGAGTGCCAAAGTTTCTAGTGATGTACTGACCAAGACCTGCGGCACCTGCACCAAACATACCGGGGCTTTGGGCCTGAGCTTGAGCCAGTAGTCTTTGAGAATCTGCTTGAGATGCCAAACCAGCAGCCGCAGTTCCACCAATAGTACCACCGATACCACGACCAACATTTGCTTGCTGTAGAGGTATATCAAGAAGTCCGATTGCCTGAGCAATGTCTCCACGTTCCCTGCCAAGAAGAGTATCTATAAGCGCCTGTGCTTTTGTAAAGCCAGCTTCTCGTCTTTGCATCTGCTGATTAGATATAGCCGTCTCAAGAGCCTCTTGCTCAAGAGCGCCTCCAGTAGAGCCAAGTCGTCCCTGAGCCAACAGCCTAGTCTCTAGCTCTGCTCTGGTACGGTCCTGCTGCTGTTGGTAGAAAGGGTCTGACTGTTGAAAGAATAACTCACCTGCTGCAAAGGGGTCCAAGGATGCATAGTCAAAGCCCTGTGCGCCAAACATTTCACTACGTGCCAAAGCACCGCCGTAGATATCTGAAAGCTGCGGAGAAAGTCCAAGAAAACCTGCTTTCTTTTCAGCATCAAAATCAGCTACACCACCTAAAGAACCTATTGTAAACGGAATAGCTGCTTCAGTAGCTGCCGCTGCATTTGCCCTTGCTGCATCTGCCTGTGTCTGTGCTGCTCCTGTAGCTGCTTTTGAAGCTTCTCTTGCTCCAAGAAAACTCAAGCCTCCACCGATTACGTCCCCTACCAAGCTTCTATTGCTGCCTATGAAGCTTCCTATTGAATCAAATAAACCCACCATTATGTTTCTCTTTCTGCTAAATTAAATTACCGTGTTTTACCTTGCTTGGTAAACAGAGTTAAGTTGATAAGACTTGAGTACCGACCCTTAACCTCAAAGGTCATTTTAATACGTAAGGTTTTCCCTGTTCTAGCCAGAGATACTTTGTATTCTTTGGGACCGGACGATGGAGCATACTTAGCTACACCGTACAAAGAATTAGATGCCCCGTACAGGTAGAAAATAGAATCACTACTAAGAGCAAACGTCTTTGAAAATCTTGAGTCCTCTTCATAGTCCTTTGAGATTTCAATAGTAGCTGAGGCACCCTTACCGCCTGTAATTGTAAACAACCCAGACTTAAGAATTTTAGCAAAAACGGGATCATTGAAATCTGACCAAGGAGTTTCAAACAGCCAGTTATACTCGTAGTTTTCAGTTTCCCAACAAACAGCACCATCCCATGTATTTCCTGCGGCAACACAAACACCAGAACTTCCATACGTACTGGTCGAGTCTACAAGGGCTGTATCATAGTATCCCTCATACTCTGCTACTGCATTAGAAATACCCATGTACATTTTACCGTCGATAGTAGTAACAGCACATAAAGGATTGTCGTGGAAAGTCCAAGTAGTTATTCGGGGAAATTCTTTCTTTCCTAAAGAAAAGTCAAACGTATATGCCTTATCCTGTTCAGGCATAAAGGTTACCATTAAACCTTCTTTTTGATAGTAAACACTTTTAACTGTAGACAAGTCTGCTGTAGCAAGAAGCCTAGTAAGATCATTACGAACTGTGGTAGATAGCCCTTCAATAGGAGCTTTACCGTCAGACTGTTGCACACGTTGTATCGACTGTACACCTTCGTAACTCATAAAGACTACATCAGCACCAATGTAAACAATGTTGTCTCTACCTGCAAGTCCTATGTCTCTAATGAGTTCTTCAAGAACCATTGTAGCAGGGTTAAGTGCGCCGCTGTAAATTGCAATGTTTTGTTTACCAAAGATAATCAACTTGTCTTCCAAAGAACCTAAGCCAACTATCTCGTCGTTACCCCAAACAGTTTTAAGATCGATAATACCTGCCGCACCTGTGTTTAAATCCTGACCAACAAGGTTATCAGAATAAAACAAAGTTCCCTTTGCTTCGGTAACGCCACCGTAAAATATACGACCAAACTCACCAAGAGCGCAGTTAGGATCAAAGGTAGTTATAGATGCAGGAGCATGATAACCAGCTAGATCATCAATGTCGTACCAATCAGTTCCGTCAAAGTTAATAACTTTGTGACCTGACTGTACACCCCAGAACTCATCGTTAAAGTTCAACCACTGCCAGTTACTGTCGCTAATAGTCTGAGGAGTTCCTGAGAAACTTTGAGTAGTCAAAGAGTCAGGTACTGTTGTAAAATCTACTTTAACAATCGTAGCTCCGCTTCCTGCGTAGTACTCTCAAGTACGATCAGGC